AAAGACGGCGGCATCATTTCAGACTAAGACTAAATAGGTAAATAAATCATGGCTAACACTTTAACAAATCTAACTCCAGACCTATACGAGGCGCTTGATACCGTTTCGCGTGAACTGGTCGGTATGATACCAGCGGTAACACTCGATGCTAACGCAGAACGTGCTGCCAAAGGTCAAACAATCCGCAGCGCAGTGGCTCCAAGCTCCTCTGCTGCTGATATTACTCCAGCGCAGAAGGCTCCCGACACTGGCGATCAAGTCATCACCAATAAAACTTTGAGTATTTCAAAGTCTCGCGGTGTGGCTATTCGCTACAATGGCGAAGAGCAGCGCGGTCTAAATACTGGCCCTGGATATAACAGCATTCTTCAGAATCAATTCGCCCAGGCGATGCGTACTCTGACGAATGAAGTTGAATCTGATCTCACAGCTCTATATTCATCTGCTTCTAACGCATACGGAACTCCTGGCACTACGCCTTTTGGCACTGCTGGTGATTTCAGCGATGCGTCTTTTGCTCTCAAGCTGCTCAAAGATAATGGCTCGCCGCTGACTGGTAATCAGCTAATCGTAAGTTCTGCTGCTGGCGCTTCTATGCTTGGTCTGCAAAGCCGCACCGACGTCCAGGGCAACGATTCAATGTTGCGTCAAGGCGTTATGCTTTCGACCGCTGGTATGGATATCCGCGAATCAGCACAGATCAACGCGCACACTAAAGGCACTGGCGCGAACTACGTGACAAACGGCACATTCGCAGTCGGCGCAACAGCTATCGCAATCGACGGCGGTACTGGCACTATCTTGGCTGGTGACACAATCACTTTCGCTGGCGATGCTAACAAGTACGTCGTATCAGAAGCACTTGCTACTGGCACAGTGACTATCGCTGCTCCCGGTCTGAAAGCTGCTCTCGCTGATGGTGTAGCAGTAACAGTCGGCAACGGCTACGCTGCAAACATGGCGTTCAACCGTGATGCGATCGTTCTGGTAACACGCGCTCCGGCTCGCCCAGTTGAAGGCGATCTTGCTGAGGACGTAATGCTTATGACTGATCCTCGCTCCGGTATCACTTTCGAAGTCTCGATGTACAAAGAGTACAGACAGGTTCACTTCGAAGTGGCACTCGCTTGGGGCGTCGCAGCCATCAAGCCAGAGCATATCGGCATCTTGCTAGGCTAAAAGTGATCGCGGGGCGTCTTCGGGCGCTCCGCATCATTAACGGAGGACAATATGGCATCAATCCCAACAGTACAAATCGACCGGGATGGTCAAAAGGTTATTATTAACGAATCCGATTTCGATTCAAAGACAATGACGCTATTCGGTGAAAAGCCAGCGGCCAAGCCGAAGGCAGCGCCGAAAAAGACTCGCAAGGCTAAAGCGGAGAGCTAAATGGCTACCATTATCGTCGAAGACGGCTCAATAGTCGCTAACGCGAACAGCTACGTCACTACTGCCGAGTTCACTCAGTATTGCGCGGATCGCAACATCACGATCTCTGGCACTTACGGTGACGAGTCGCAATTGCTTATACTGGCGATGGATTATTTCGAGCAGCAGCCGTTTCGTGGAATCAAGTTCATCGAGACTCAGACGCTCCAGTTTCCGCGTTCTGATCTATTTATAGACGGCTATCTCACGAATTCTAGCCAGATACCAGAGCTAGTAAAAGATGCACAGATCACTATCGCCATATCTATTATGGCTGGCAACGATCCGCTATCAACCGTGGATCGAGCAGTTAAGCGCGAGAAAGTAGATGTAATTGAAGTCGAGTATATGGATAACGCTTCTATCTCTACCGTTATTCGCAGCATCGGTAATGCAATGCGTAAACTGGTCACATCTAGCACTGGCGGCAACAATATCCGAACTATTCGAGGCTGACATGGCGATAAATTACACATCGCTCCAGGGTACAGCGACTCGATTGTTGAAAGACAACGGGCAAGTGGTGCAGTTCGCATACAAGACCGGGGAAATCATCGATCCGGCTACCGGGCAGGTCACAACGCCAGCTACCAACAACACAATCGACGCATTTGCTATTGTTCGTCGTTATGATAACGAAGAAGTGAACGGCTCTACGGTTCTCGCTTCCGATCTGCTGCTGATAATTAACAATATCGCAACTGAGCCGGATGTGGCTTGGACTGTAACAGTCGATTCAAAGATTTGGCGAGTTATGAGCGTTAGAACTCTAAGCCCGGCAGGTACTAATATTGTCTATTATGTGCAGATTAGAATATGAGCGCGGCAGAGAAGGATATCAACACGGCATTATCGGTACGTTTGGCAGAATTCCAGACAGCCGGAAACCCGCCTATCGCTTATGAGAACGCGGCATTCACGCCAGTTGACGGCGTACTGTATCTGCTAGAGACTTTCATTCCGAACATTAAAGATCAGCTCGGACTCGGCCATTCAAGCGCCGACGATTATGAAGGTTTGTATCAGATAACGGTAAATGACTCACGAAGTAATAGAAGATTCACAGCGCAGGAACAGGCGCGGCTACTTATGCTGCATTTCCCGCGTGGCGCTGAATATACTTTTAACAGCGTAAAAGTTAAAATCACCAGCGCAAGAGTCTCACAGGGTGTCACCGAAGAGGGCTGGTATTCTGTCCCGGTGACTATCGAGTGGCGGGCAATAGTATGACTTGGGAATCTGACTGGAAAAAGATAGAGTCTAAAATCGACCGAACTCTCGACCAGGGAATTCGGGCGACTATTCTTGAATTAAGCACGGCAATAATTAAAGACACTCCGGCAAAAACCGGACGTGCTAGAGGCAACTGGCAAGCATCCATCGGTCGCGGGGCGACTGGGGAGGTTTCCGTGGTAAACAAGAGAGCTGGCGAAGCCAAAGCAATTTCAAATGTCAACCAAAAGGCAAGCGTGGCGGTCGGTGATCTTTATTATTTGACAAATAATGTTCCGTATATTGAACGTCTGGAGTACGGCTGGTCAAAGCAAGCTCCTGGCGGGATGGTTCGGAAGAATATGCAGAATTTTAACCGTTTGCTGGCTAAGAATATTAGAGAAGCAAGCAACTAAAGAGGATTTAACATGGCTATTCAAACATCTGCGGGCACTACTCTGAGTCTCGTCTCAGGGCTTCCCGCAACATACGACCAAGCAGGATTCGAGGCTCTCACATTCGCTACAGTTGGCGAAATCACCGAGATTCCAGCATTCGGCTCGGTTTATAACTTGATCACTCACTCGCCACTCGGTGAGCGCAGAGTGGTCAAGCGTAAAGGTTCTATCAACGACGGAACTCTGACACTCTCATTCGCTGCCGACGCTGCGGATACTGGCCAAATTGCTGCGAAAGCTGCTGCCGCGACAGATACAGAGGTTTCTGTCAGAATCACATATCCAGATGGTGAGGACGATTATTTCACCGGATTGATAATGAGCTATCAAGTCAACGCGGGTGGCGTGGACAGCATCAAATCAGACAATATTGTACTAGAACTGACAAATGCACCAGTAAACGTAGCAGCCTCGTAGCTGCTTAATAAAACGAACATTCGGGGCGTGAATTATGGATTTAGCGAGCATTGACTTACAAGCAGCAGCGGATGAAGGAGTCGAAGTAAAACTCCAGCATCCGGCCAGTGGTGAGTATCTAGTAGACGATGAGGGCGAGCATTTAGTGATTACAGTTCTCGGCAAAGATTCGCAGACGTGGCAGAACGCCGCCAAGCGAGTTAATACCAGGAACGCCAATCGCTACAAAGATCGCAAGATTCCGAATGCCGCTCTCGAAGCAGCTCTCTACGAAATATTGGCCGAAAGCACGATCAAATGGAGCAAGAATATTGAGTTCGACGGCGCTGCACTAAAATGCAACAAAGAGAACGCCAATATGCTCTATGAGAAGCGCAACTGGATAGCTGAACAGTTGATGGAAGCGGCAGGAGACCGAGCCAGTTATTTTTTGAAATAACGGGGCTGCTGGGCAAATACGTCCAGCAGTGGGCCTGGCTCTCGACCCGCGCTAAAGACAAAGAACGATCACGCATCGAAATGATCGATAGTAATGAAATAGCCGGACGGTTCCCAGATGTGGAGCCGTTCGGCTATATCATAGAGATACTCACCAGAATTGGAGTCGCACTCAATAGCGGCAACGGGGTTCATGGCCTGACATGGCAGGAGATTGATGCTTTTGTGGCGAGAACACAATTGCATCTGACAGGATGGGAAGCTGAAACAATAAAGCGACTATCTGCTCTCTACGCCAGCAGCGTGTTAAAATACGACAATCAGGACGTTAAATCGCCCTATCGCACCGAAGAAGAAAACAAAGACATCGCCACAGGCATGAAGTCGGTTCTTCGAGGCATCGTAATAAAGGACAAGCATGGACTTAGCAACGATACAGATCAAAGTCGATACCCGGCAAGTCAAGGCGGCTAACGAAGACATTAAGAAGCTCGGTACGACCGGGCAAGTTGCCAGCAAGAAGGTCAACGCCGCCAATGAAGATATGGCGAAAAGTGCCAAGAGCACAACGTCGGCATTCAAACTGCTGGGCGGTGCCATGGCTGCGCTTGGTGTCGGTGCGCTGGTAAGCAATTTCGCCCGAACGGTTACAGAGTCGGAGAGACTGAAAGGCTCACTCAAGACGATGACAGGAAGCACTGAAGATGCGGCATTCGCATTCGCTGAACTAGAAAAGTTCGCTTCTCAGACTCCGTTTACTCTCGATCAATCTGTCGAAGGTTTTATTAAACTCAAAGCACTGGGATTAGACCCGTCAGAACGCGCTCTGCGCTCATACGGCAATACGTCAGCCGCGATGGGCAAAGACATGATGCAAATGATCGAAGCGGTCGCGGACGCCTCTACGGGCGAATTTGAGCGTCTAAAAGAGTTTGGCATCAAAGCATCAAAAGAAGGCGATCGAGTCTCTCTAACTTTCCAGGGTATGACGACAACGATCGGCAATTCATCCGCAGAAATACAGGAATATTTACTCGAAATTGGCGAGACTAAATTCGGCACGGCAATGGAAGACCAGATGAAAGCTCTTCCAGGTTTATTGTCGAATCTATCTGATAACGTCGGATCGCTATTTCGGAAGATCGGAGAGGTGGGTGGTATTAATTTATTCGCCGGGGCTATAACAGCAGCCAGCGCGGTAGTAACCGGAATCACTAATAATCTCGAAGTTTTGACAATAGGTGTCGGAGCTGCTCTTGCTGGGTTTGTGGCATTCACTATCGGATCAAACGCGACGCGCATTCTCGGCGGATTTAAAGCGATGAGAGTCTCGGTTCTTGCGCTGAATACAGCGATAAAGGCTAATCCAATCGGATTGATTTCGGCGGCTATCGCTGCGGCTGCGGTCGCTATTATTGCGAACTGGGACTCTATCAAAGTCGCGGCAGAAAGAGCCGGAGTGAATATACAGATCGCATTCGAAAAAGTGAAAATCTTTCTCATGGAGTCATTTATCGCAGCTCTTGATTCAATTATTGGTATGTTCACAAGCGTTCAGAATACGGCAATCGCTACAATGGCGGCAGTCGCTGCGGCAGTAAAGAACCCGACAGATGCGATTGATACGTTCAACACGACATTCGATACAACGCTGGAGAATTTAGAGACAGGGCAAAGCCGAACAAATGTATTCGCAAACTCAATCCAATCTAGCAAGAATCGCGTCGATGAGCTAAACGAACAGCTCGCCGGAATGAACACGGAAGTCGCTACAGCGGAGACCGGGTTCGAAAACGCTGGGCGCTCTCTATCTGATTATGCGATTGAAGTTGACAAGAACGCAGTAGCAGCTAATGAGCTGGCGGCAGAGACAGAAGCGGCCAAGACTAAAGCACTAGAACTGCTCGGAGCAATTAGCAACGAGACCGAAGCTCTATATATGAGCAATCTGGAAATCGAGATTCGAAATAATTTGCAGAAGGCCGGGGTCGATGCAACTTCCGAACTTGGTGAGCAGATAATCGCGGCAACGACTGAGCTGCACAATGAAAAACAGGCAATGATTGATGCCTCGGCAGCTGCAAAGCAGCTCGAAATAGACAATAACGCAGCTCAGAAAGCGATAGAGACAGAAGCGAAGCGAGTCGCAGAAGAAGCCGCAAAAGCATACGAACAGATGAAAACAAAAATCTCTGGCTTTTTTATGGACTTATTCAAGAACGGGCGCGACGCTTTTGATAATCTCGCCGAGACTTTTAAGAATATGATTCTTCAAATGATCGCGGACTGGGCGGCATCAAAGATTGCCGACATTTTCACCAACACTTTCAGCGGAATCGGTTCGTCGATTAGCTCGATGTTCAGCAATATATTCTCATCTATCGGCAGTTCAATATCCGGGCTGGCATCACAAGCGGCGACGGTAGTCGGCAATATAGTTACCGGCGGCACTACTGCTGCTGCTGCTACGACAAACGCAACCGCTCTGGCTGCGGGTTCTGGCCTAACAACTACAGCGACAGGATTGACAGCAGGCGGCAGCGGGGTTCTCGCAGCGGGAGGTGGCACTACTGCGGCAGGAACTGCTTTAGCGGGAGGTGGTGCTGTCGCGGGTGGCACTGCTTTGACAGCAGGCGGCACTGTCGCGGGTGGCACTGCTTTAGCAGGCACAATAAATACCGCCGCTTTGAGTTCCAGTTTAGCAACAGGAACAACAGGATTCACAGCGGGAGGCAGCGGCATACTAGCAGGAACAACACCGATAACTGGTCTAGGAACAACTGCTGCCGGAACAACTGCTGGCAGCACTGCTGCCGGAACAACTGCTGCCGCTGCCGGTAATCCGATTGTCTCGGCTTTAAAAACTTTTGGCCCTGCTGCTATTTTTGCTTATCTAGCATTTAAGTGGGATATTTTCGGCCTAAACCGTCCAAATTATCCGGCTTTCCATGAATTGCCACCGGCAGTTCAAGCCGAGGAAATGCTAGAGGCATTTAATGCCAGTGTGCCGATGAGTTTAGTTGGACCAAACATGGAAGATACGGAAGGGATGGCGGGCTTTGAGCCATCCATATTGATCGATCTATATCAAAGAATAAAGAATCAGTTCGGAGAAGACGGAGGAGATACGCTAGAGGAAATTTTGAATCATCCTCTTTTAAAGACATCGCTATATGATATGGATATTCCTCAACATC